TTTATCGAATGGATCACCGGCTTCTAAATCTATTAGGCTTTCGGCTAGCGCTTCGGTTTGACCTTGTAGGTTTTCTAACTTAGCAAATAACTTCTCAGCAGTGTCTAGATCGCCCTCTTGTATCGCTGCTTTTGTTTCCTCAATAAGCAGTAATTCTTGTAGGCGCTTGCGCTCTTCGTTTGTAATCTTGCCTTGTAGTGCAGCAGCAATCTGTATGCGTTTTTCATCAAACTTAGTGGCAGCCTTATCTAGCAAGTTAGATAGACGCTTTAGTTTCGCAATCTTCTCGCGTTGCTTAATTTCCTTTAGGCGTAGGGCTTCTGCTTGCCTTGCACGCTTAGCGGCTGCATCTTCAATAGCCTTCTGTTGTGCAGCGTAGCCTGGTTGACCAATTCCAAGAGTAGGGAATTGCAACGGACGATTAGCAGCACCTAAATCTTGTAATGCCTTTAACGCTGTACCCAATGGGTTATTCATCTTAGCGCCCAGGTCGATTATGTTTTGTAATCCACCCGAACCGCCGAATTGTGAAGTTAAGTTACCTAGTAACGATCCTACGCCGCGTATTACGTCTGCTGATATAGTCCCAAATTCTTCCATCGCGCTTGTAGCGCCAGAGATACCGGACTCGCCGGCAAGCATGCCAAACGCATCGACTAAACCTTCACCGATAGCCTCTTGCATATTGCCATAGGCTGTGTTGATCATGTCGAGGCGACCAGCGTATGTTGTTAGGTACGCTGCGCGCTGACCGCTAAATTGTTCGTTTAATACTTTCTGTATGTCTGCAAAAGACTTAGTTTGTAAATCTGCCCTAGTTAGGCTGGTATTGTATTTAGCCAAACCACGTGCATTACCTAAAAATGCGCGACCTAAATCATTAGCGACAGTGACAAGATCTACGCCAGTACCGGCGCTCATGTCTATTGCGGTTGCTAATAGATCTTGTGACGCGGTAACTGATCCAGTTGTTCTGACTAACTTCTCTAACGCAGGGCGCAATAAGTCGTCTGCGACAAAAGTAGACTGCTCTAATTGCTTTAGGTATGACTCAACTGCTGGAGTTGTAAAACCTAGATTAACGCCTTTCAGTGTCTGCTCTAAGCGTTTGGCTGCCTTCTCCTCTTCAGCGAAAGCACGGACTGACTCTTTACCGAATCTGATAATCGCAGCAGCAGAAAATACTGTAAGGAATGTTTTACCCAGGCGCTTAAACTGTGTTTCGAGTGCGCTGCTGGATTTTTCGGCTTGCTTGAACCCTTTATCCTTAAATACAGAGGCTATGTCAATGCGGATATTAGGTACAGCCATTACGCAACCGCCTTACTCTGTGTAGGTTTAGCACGCTCATTAAATTTACGTTGTGCTAATTCTATCGCCTTCATTACAGCATCCAGGGTTTTACCTTGACGGTCTGCGTAAGTTGCGTAAAGCAAGCGACCAGTAGAACGCTGTTTCGACGCTGCTGAGGCTTCATACGATTTTAGTGCTCCAATGTCATTCATGGCGCCAACAAATATACGACCGGCATTTTCGTTGTTGGATCTGCCGAATTTTTGCGTTGACTTGCTACCGCGATTACCCATCTGTTCGCGACCGTATCGGTTTTCTCTTCCGGCAACTTCAATAATGGATCCGGCTGCCGATGAGTTCCACAATGAAAATAAAGCAGCAAAACCAGTAGGTTGTATTCTGCTAGTTCCAGTTCGATAAACTAAACCCTTACGAATTAAGGTTGAGTTATAACGTGGAAACGCTCGTGATTTAGAAGTGCGACTTATTGGCTCTTGACCTTTATCTTGCCAGCCATACAAGCCGCCAGGTGGAGACCCAGGCACTTTACCGCGCGCCTCGTCGATAACGCTTTTCAATTCTGCCTTAATGGTAGCGTCCATTTCCTTGCGCAAGTCTGGCGCGTATTTCTTCAAAGCGCGCTTTAACTCATCAACGCCGGATAGTACGACTGGCATTTTTGCGCTGCTCTCCTTGACGCTTTAGGACTTCGTAGATCGCTCTTAGCATGTCGCGATCCATGTTTATAAATTCGCTAGGCGCGATCCCTAAATGCACCGATAGTTCGGCTATACGGTACGTATAAGAGTCGCGCGTTAGCCATTTGGGGAGTCGTCCCCTAAAACCTCAACTGCCTTTAAGGTTTCAAGGAATTTGTCCCCAAACGGTTTAACCTCTGCGCCTGATCTCCTCAGGCACTCCCACGCTAGCCAATAGATATCGCTTTGCTTTTGATCTTCGCGGAAGGCTTTATAAAAACCTTTCTTAGCGTACTGCTCAAAAGCGTACTCAATCGCTGGAGTTATCTCATGAAGTGACTCCGTATTGTCTGCCCTTACAACTTTTAGACTAGCCATTATTGCCCCTTTATTAAATTAGAACGTGCCGGTGTCGGCAACGGTTACTGCTGAGTTTAGCGTGAACGTAATGTCCATTGTTGATAGATCACCTGTTGCGCCGTTAATTGGGGTGAGATTGTTAACCAACAAATCACCACTGTACAACTGATTTGCGGCGCTTACAGCAGCAACAGAATCGTTTACTGCCTTCCACGCCACAGTCGTACCAAAAGCAGCGTCAAGAGTTGCGAGAACCTCGCCAGCAGCCTGGTCATTTAGGAATGAAACAGTTAATGTGCCAGTTTCTAGTCCCTTGACATACTTGCGAGAGGTGTCTCCCATAGCAGTTACTTCAAGTTCCTCAAAAGCCTGGTTTAGTGTGATGCTTGTCACATGGTCGCTAAGATCGACGTTGTTGATCTTTAGCCCGACCTTGTTATTTAGAAAAACAGCCATCGGCTACTCCTCATCTTTCTTAGCGGTTGGTTTTGGTTGTGCTTTATCTGCGGGTGTAACCTGACCAATCTTGACCAGGAAACGCTCGCGATCTTTATCATGATCAGCCATAGTTAACTCCAATCGGATAGAACACTGATTGATACTTCACCGGTAAGCAGATCTCCTGCTGTACCAGTCAAGACTGCGGGTGCGCTAAATGTGCCTATTGTATACGCAATAGACGACGCTTCTAACTTTGTAACTATCTTCAAATAAAAATCTTCAATGTTAATCATGTTACCTTGATTATCAAACATAGGCGCTGTGACGATTAACTTAAAATTGACCTTCGGTTTTACCGTTGCATAATGATCGTTTGACGGTTCAATGTACGGATCATCCGGCGACACAATCACGCTGTTAGCAAGCGGTGTGGCAGGTGGGAAGGAAAACACCTGCCACACAGCATTATCAACTAGGGCAGTTGCGATTGTTCCACGAAGGGTAGATATTGCAGACATTACCCGACCTGACCGCCTGGCGCTAGATGATCCGCAAGTAGCCCGCGCACACGAGCCATAAGAGTATTACCCATTCGGTAAGGTGAAGGTTGAAAATCTGGTGAAATGCCGCCAGCGTTAGACGCTTGACGTGCTTGCCATATATCTACAGCAATCATGAGTGTAGCCTGATTTACTTCTGGTAGCGTCTCATAATCGACGGCTTGTGATCCATAAACACGACCCCAGGGCGCGATAGTGTGGTACGCGCGTGTCGTGATTTGTGCGTTAACAAATTCTAACCAACCGCCATTCTTAGCGGTTATAACATGTGTGCCGTTAAAATGCTGGCGCACGTTCTCAACTGTTACAGTGTCACCGACAACAAACTGATCAGGATTTTCGTAAATGTAAATACGTCCGGTTGTGCCGGTTGCTTCTATTGCATAAACGCTTTGAGTGTTAAACCACAATTTTGATCTAACAATGTTTTCTGCTGCCTGGCATACCTCTTCGACTACAGCCGAAGAATACAGAGCACCTATTCCAAGTGCACTGCGCAATTCTGCTTCGGTAACGTAGGTAGCCGGCATATTTTTTCCTTTCTAATGTTAGCCCTGGCGCTCAGGGCAGAAGCGCCAGGGTAACTTTAACGATCTATTTAGTTAGATCAGGACTTGTTGAACCAGTTAGCACCGGCAGCAACCTTAGTTGCGAGTGCGCCGAAGCCGTAGTAAAGAAGATCAATGGTTCCATCGGAATTGACATTGGTTCTCAACTGGAAGCGTGGTGACTCATACCAGGTGTAGGAATCTGGGTTGACGATACACATTGAGTAATCGCCAAGTCCGGTGTTTCCTGTTCCGCTAATCAAGCGGGAAACGCGTAGTTGCAATCCTGCAACTGTTCCGGATACTGCATCTGGTGAGAGTACGCCGCCATTGTTTTGTGGATTTGACGCAATATAAATTGGTCGTCCGTTGTCTGAGTAAGCCATGATTTTAGCCCATGCCTCAGGTGATACAACAATGTTACGTGCGAACCCTAAAGTTCCCTTGTAAATTGCTGCTGCTGCTGTTGCAACGTAGGAAAGCAAGCCATCCTTATCTTCGTTAGCCGCATCTGCGTTTAGCACACCGTTGTTAGCAACTTCAGCAGTTACGTAATAATCGGTTTCCTTAGCGTATGCGAATTCCATCTGGCGAACGAGTTCATCGAAGAAAGCAGGTGATGAACGATCGATAAGTTCGACGGTTGTAATTGCGCGACCCTTAAATGACTTAACGTCAACGTTTACAAATTGTGCAGTTAGTTGGCTATCTGCAATTGCCTGGTTCTCATCAATCTGATCTACTGTAGGTACAGCAGTTACCTTAGGCAACTGGAAAACAAGCCCAGCGTCAGGCAAGGTGCCACGTGAAATGCTGTCGATAAACGGACGATCTGCATTTGAAAGTGGATTAATGATTTCGGTTAGTTGACGTGTTGGAACCATACCAGGTGCGGTTGTGGTCTCATTGTCTGCTGCACGTACATACATAGCAGCGTCCTCGTCACCGAGGAATTTAGCGCGTAGAGTGTTTTCAAGGTACTTAGCCTTTGTAAACTCTAGGCGCGGCTTTGCGTAAATTGGTGCAGCAACAGTTGGGCGAGCAGCCTCTACCGCAGGGGTTTCGACCACAGGCTCAACGGTTGCGGTGTCTGGAGTATTCTCCACGACTGCCTCGCTTTCGTTTTTGGTTGTTTGTTCTGCCTCTTCATCCTCAGAAGCGGCGACGCTCAGGACTTCTGCACTCTTAAATGCGGCAGCCTGAACAAGACTTGTTTCTACCATTTTTGATGCAAGCACGCGATAAACATCGCCATCACGCTTGCCATCTTCTACTTCCACACCTACAGACAAGCCAGAACGTAATTGTTCACTTGCCTCAATAAGTGCATCATTACCACGTGTGGTATTTGAGACTTTAAATGTGGCGTAAATGCCATCTTCTTTCTCACTAAATGAAACTAGGCGACCGATTGGCTTTTTTGGGTCGTGCTCTAGTAATAGTTTTGGCTTCGGTGCATCTGG